AGTCAGTCTTGTCCAAAAGGTAAATGGCAAAAGACATCAGAGGTAGAAGTAAGAACAGATATACCTGAAGAAATAATAGCAGAGATTATTGCTTTATGGCCTGACTTAAAAACAGGGAGAGCTAAAGATCAAAGAGCAAAAAAATCTATGATTGAGATATACAACACTTTATACAATACGAACTACTCAACAGGAACTAATTGTGGAAGTTGTATAGCAGCTTGCTTTGATGGAATAAAAAAGATATATAAAGAATACTCAGGAATCAATTAATCAATAAAGGGTAAGACCTAAAAGCTTTTAATTTTTCAGAACTGAGTAGTAGAGGGGGGGTGTGGTTACCTCCCCAATACAACTAAAAATAATAAAGAAATGAATGTATTAAGTTTATTTGATGGAATGTCTTGCGGACAAATTGCTCTTAACAAATTAGGAATTGAGTATGATAGTTACTATGCTTCTGAGATAGATAAATATGCTATCAAAGTAGCACAAATGAACTACCCAAACACTATACATATAGGAGATGTAACAAAAATAAAAGGGGATTATTTCGGAGATAAAAAGATTGATTTATTAATAGGTGGTTCTCCTTGTCAGGGGTTTTCTATTTCAGGTAATAAGTTAAATTTTGAAGATGAAAGAAGTAAGTTATTTTTTGAGTTCGTTAGGTTACTTAAAGAAACCAAACCTAAATACTTTATGCTTGAAAATGTTGGCAGTATGAGTAATGATGTTAGGAATAGCATAAGCGAATTATTAGGTGTTGAGCCATTGCATATAAATTCTAAATTATTATCGGCACAGCATAGAAACAGATATTATTGGACAAACATTTCACAGACTGAAATTATTGGAAATGATGTAAAATTTGCTGATATACTTGAAGAAGGTGTTGATAAAAAATACTATTATTCTGAAACAGTATTAAATAGATTAAACCTTGAAAATTTAAAAAGAGCAGGTAAAGCAGGATATAAATGTAAGGGTGTTGAGGTTGAAAAATGTGCTCCCATAGTTGCAAGGCATTATAAAGGAATGCAAAGTCAGCATTATCCTGTAATAAAAGAAGTAGATGGTTTCAGAAAATTAACACCTATTGAATGTGAAAGGTTGCAGACAGTCCCCGATAATTACACAAGTGGGGTAAGTGATACTCAAAGGTTTAAGATGATAGGTAATGGTTGGACAGTAGATGTAATATCACATATATTAAAAAATATAAAACAATAAATATGAACAAAAACATAATAGTAATATGGCCGTAGAAAGAACATACAAAACAATTAAGTGGATATTGAAAGACAATATCAAAAAGAATGTCAGAGCTTTGTGGACTTGGAAGGACGACAACTTTACCTGCATTTATGAAAACTATGATGGTGAAGATAGAATTTATACTAGCAGCCAACTTTTAAAACTTTTAACAAAATGATAATATTTACAATACTTGGAATCTTAACTTCAATTTTCTTTTTCATAGTTATTCTTATGACTATAATAGAAGGCAGAATAAAAAGAAGGACTAAAGAAAAGTTACTTTGGAAAATGGACAAAGTAGAAACAAGAACAGGAGGACTAGAAAATGATAGACTAAATGAAAGGCAATAGAATACCAAGCTATTATATTGGCAAACGATATAAAATTGAAGCTAGAAAAGTTATAGAGGACTTTGATTTATCTTATAATGTTGGAACTGCCTGTACATATTTGATGCGAGCAAATCGCAAGCACGCAAGTCCTATTGAGTGCATACAAAAGGCTATTAATCATTTAGAGTTTGAACTTGATAAGCTAAAGAGATGACACTATACACTTGCGAATGTGGAAAGACTAGAGAACTATCTAAAGTTACAATAGTTTTTAGATGTGGAAATTGGGAAGCAAAAGAAGCAGAGTGCGAGTGCGGTCTTTATATGGATAGCGAACCAACAGAAGGTATACCAACACTACAAAGGACAGAACCTAGCCTAAGTAAGAACAGAGATAAGTTATGGGCAGGAGCAAAGGAAAAGCTAGTAGGCGAAAGGGGAATCAATGAATCCTTTGACTAATGAAGTTTGTAATAAAGGACAGTAGAGATAAGCAAAGCCTTTTCAGTTACCTAAAGGAATTAGATAATGACTACATAGTTAGTGTAAAGAAACAAAGAAACACAAGAAGTAATATGCAGAACAGTTACTATTGGAAATGTATAGTACAAGGACTAGCAGAAGAACTAGGATATTTTCCTAATGAAATGCATGACGTACTAAGAGCTAAGTTCTTATCTGAATATGAAATGATAAGTATTAACGATAATCAAATAGCATTAAATAAAATAGGTAGTACAACTGCTTTAAATACTAAAGCCTTTGAAGTATATACAGAGCAAATAAGAGTATGGGCTATAACTGACTTAGGCATAAGACTAATGCTGCCAAATGAATACGAGTAATTTCTATTATATAACAACTTGATTAATCAAATTATTTCAAAATGGAACATGGAGGAAAAAGAGAAGGAGCAGGACGTAAAGGTAAAGGTGAAGAACAAAAGCTAATAGAACACTTAACACCAATGAGTGGAATAGCACTTGAAGCTTTACAAGAAGGTATAAAACAAAAGCAACAATGGGCGGTTAAGTTATACTTTGAATACTTTTACGGCAAACCTCAGCAAAGAGTAGATGTAACTACTAATGATGAAAGTCTTAATGTACCTTTAATAAACTTTATAAGCTCTGAATCTTAGCGAAAAATATAATGCACTATTTACATCAGATGCTAGATACTTTATTATAACAGGAGGTAGGGGTTCTGGAAAGTCTTTTGCAGTTACAGTTTTTCTAACGCTCTTAACTATGTCTAGGAATGTTAGAGTCCTATTCACACGTTATACAATGACATCAGCACACCTATCAATCATTCCTGAGTTCTTAGAGAAGATAGGGCTGCTTGGATATGACAATACCTTTAGCGTAAACAAAGCTGAGGTAATAAACTTAGGAAACAAATCAGACATCCTATTTAGAGGTATCAAGACATCAGCAGGAAACCAGACTGCAAGTCTAAAGTCATTACAAGGGATAAGCACTTGGGTACTTGATGAAGCCGAAGAACTTGTAGATGAGAATATCTTTGATACTATTGATTTAAGTATAAGAGAAAAGAAAGTGCAGAATAGAATCATATTAGTATTAAATCCAGTTACTAAAGAACATTGGATATACAAAAGGTTTTTTGAGGACAAAGGAGTTGAAGGTGGTTTTAATGGCGTTAAAGACAATGTATGCTATATCCATAGTACATACCTAGATAATGAAACAAATCTCTCTGAGAGCTTCCTAGAGCGTATTAAGAGCATAAGGCATAATAACTTTAAAAAGTATCAGCATAAGATTCTTGGGGGATGGTTAGCAAAAGCCGAGGGGGTTGTCTTCGAAAATTGGAGTATAGGTGAATTTAATCCTGATAACTTACAGACTTCTTGTGGAATGGACTTTGGGTTCTCAATAGACCCTGACTCATTAACTGAAGTAGCAATAGATAAGAAGCATAAGAAGATATACTTAAAAGAACACCTTTATCGTAATGGATTAAAGAGTCAAGAGCTTGCTCAGATAATATTAGACAAAGTAGATAGTAAATTAATCATAGCAGATTCAGCAGAGCCTAGACTAATAGCAGACTTAAAGCATTTAGGAGTAAACATTAAAGCAGTTAAGAAAGGAACTATTGAAAGTGGTATAACTAGAATGCAAGACTATGAGCTTATAGTAAGTCCTGAATCAACTAACATAGCTAAAGAGTTAAATAATTATGTCTATGCAGATAAAGGCTCTAAGCTTTACGTAGATAATTGGAATCACGCTATTGATGGTGTTCGTTATAATGTAATCTATCACCTAGACAATCCAAATTCAGGAAGGTATTTCGTGCAGTAAACTAAAATCAACTAATTTCTATTATATAGTGTATGAAAGTTAAAATTAAAAAAGGAGGCAAAGTAAAAGAGTTCAAGCTAATCAATAGTTGGTCGGAAGTTACGTTGGAATTATGGCTTAAACTTATTGAATTTGAAACAGGGACTAAGACTGAAGAAGCTACTGAAACTATTGCAGCACTATCAGATATTCCTAAGAAGTTAGTAAAGGAATTAGCCTTATCAGATGTTGCCGTCATACTGAGTAAGATAGGCGAGCTACAAGCTAAGCAAGATACAAATCTTAAAAGTATAATTGAGATTAATGAAATTGAATATGGATTCCATCCACAACTTTCAGAAATTACATTAGGTGAGTATGCAGACATAGAGCAGTTTATCAAGAACGGAATAAATACAAACCTTCCTGAACTGATGGCAATTCTCTACAGACCTATAAAAGAAAAGAAAAACGATATTTATATTATTGATGCTTATGATGGAGATATAACAATGAGGTCTGAAGAAATGAAAATGATGTCAGCAGAACAAGTGCAAGCAAGCCTTTTTTTTTTCTACAATTTCGTGAAGGAGTTATCAGAGATTTTGCCATCATATTTGATGCAGAAGCAGAAGGAAATGAAAATGCAATAGCAACAGAAGACTTTGCTAGCAAGTGGGGCTGGTTTGGGGTGATGCATAGATTATGCAAAGAAGATATAAGTAAATTAGAAACAATTACAAAGCTAAGTCTTTTAGAATGCTTGACCTGGCTAAGTTATGAAACAGATTTGAACTCGCAAAATAAAGTAAAATAAATGGTTACCAATAAGACATATAATAATGTAGTAAATACTCTTCTTAGATTAGGTGAGTATCACGAGCAAATTGAATCAACTTCTGTTGGAGATATATTTGACATCAATCTTGAAAAGATGCAGAAATTTCCATTGCTGCATATTAATCCTACATCAGTATCAACAGGAGATAGTCAATTAACCTATAACTTCCAAATCTTTATTATGGACATGGTAACTGAAAAAGATAACTGGACAAAGAGTTTTACTAACGCTAACTTTCCTAAATTAGTTAAGACTTTAACTAACGAACAAGATGTATTTAATGAAACTCTACAAATAGTTACAGACTTCATTGGAATGCTTAGACATAGTACAAGACAATCATTAGAAGGAGTAAATGACATTAACTTTCCTTTGTACTTTACACAAGACCAATTTACAATAGAGCCTTTTCAGGAAAGATTCGATAATCTTTGTTGCGGCTATGTATTTAATATTGGAATTTTAGTTATGAACGACTTCCAAACTTGTGAAATTCCTGTAAATACAAAGGGTGCAGGATATTAATGAAGTGGAAATTTAAATGGCTAATAATAGAAATAGGATGGAAAAAATTTAAAATAACAATTAATTTATAAAAATATGGCAGACTTAGTAACAACAATCTCAGAAACAGTAACACTCAATTCAAGCCTTAGAGGCTCAGTTAATTCTTTAACGACAACAGGAATTAATGACGTATTTGAAAGGATAGTAACCTGTACGGCATCAGTAGCAACAACAGTAGCAGTATTTGATACACTACCTTCAACTTCACCAGGTGCAATTGATGTAGATAGAACTAAATACGTAAGAGTTACAAACTTAGAAACGGCAGTAGATATTGAGCTAGCGGTACAGACTACAACATCAAGTTATACAGTAACAGTAAGGGCTGGAGGTTCTCATATTCTATATTCAGGTGATGTAATTGCATTAGGTCAAGTTGGCGCTCCTTCTTTTGGAACTATGTTAAATTTAGCTTCTTTACAAGTAAAACCAACTACGGCCGTTACTGCTAGAGTTGAAGTATTTGTTGGAGTAGAATAGTGAAAACTAAAAATATAGAAAGGTACTTAGAAAGCTTTGGAAAACAAGTAGTAAACAGAGCTAAAGGTAATTTACAAAAAGCTAAAAAAGGTGGTGCTTTAGAAAATTCTATTAAATTTAAAGTAATTAATACTGATGATGGCTTTACAGTACAATTCTATATGGATAGTTACGGAACTTTTGTAGACAAAGGAGTTTCAGGAACTAAAGTTAAAAGAAGCTTTAAAGATTATAAAGGTAAAACAATAAAAACTCCTTATAGTTATAAAAATAGGGCAGGCCATTCTCAGCCACCAAGTAAGGCTTTAGATAAGTGGGTAGTCAAGAAAGGAATAGCTCCAAGAGATGCAAGCGGAAAGTTCATGAAGCGTAAGACAATAACTTTTTTAATTGCTAGAAGTATAGGAAGGAAAGGAATACAAGGTATAAGCTTCTTTCAAAAACCTTTAGGACTTGGCCTAAAGCAGTTTGGTAAAGACTTGTTAGGAAATGTAAAAGAAGATATAATTAACGGATTAACTACAATAAAATAATGGCTACAATAATAGAACAAAACCCTTTATATGATACTCTTCCTGTAGGGCAAGATGTAATTTTTTGCGTATCTAATGCTTCTGTAGTTGCTGCTGAGATTAAAGTAAAAATAGTAGCTGAAGTTCACATGAGTTCTGG